CTTTAAGACAGTTTAGTGGCGTTTAGTGGGGTTTAACTTAACGCTAGATCGATTTGCGTTTGTGCTGGTTACGTTCGCTGAGTTTGCAGCGATCAGGGGGTGCAGTAAGGGCGCTGTGACCCATGCCACCAAGAGCAGGATTGCTGGCGCTGTGGTGGAGAAAGATGGGCGCAGGTGGCTGGATCGCGATCTGGCGTTGGAGCTGTGGAACAAGAACACAGCGATCAACAACGTGAGCAAGGTGAGCCGGGGCGATCCGATTGAGGTGGAACCACCCCGCGATGCAGCTGAGTTGAAGCGGCGTGTGGAGGGCTTGCCGGATGATGCGATCCCTGATCTGAATGAGAGTCGTGCGCGGCGTGAGCATTATCAGGCGGAGCTAGCGAAGCTGCAGGTAACGCAGCAGCGTGGTGAGCTGGTGCCTGCTGATGATGTGAAGAAAGAAGCGTTCAAGATGGGGCGCAGTGTGCGTGAGGCGCTGGCGAACTTGGCGGACAGGCTGAGCCACCAGCTGGCGGGCGAGACGGATCCGACGGTGATTCATCAGGTGCTGACGCAAGAGCACCGTGCGGCGCTTGTGGAGCTGTGTGATGGCTGATGCGTGGCGTGATGGGTTCTTGGAGGGCCTGCGGCCTGAGCAGCCGCTGACGGTGAGCGAGTGGGCTGATCGGTATCGGAAGCTGAGCAGCAAGGCAAGCGCGGAGCCGGGACCATGGCGCACGGATCGGACGCCTTACCTGCGCGAGCCGATGGATTGCCTGAGCAGCGAGAGCCCGGTGCAAAGGGTGGTGATGATGTTTGCGGCGCAGACGGGCAAGACGGAGGCCGGGAGCAACTGGCTGGGGTATGTGATCGACCATGCACCGGGGCCGATGCTGTGCGTGCAGCCGACGGTGGAGATGGCGAAGCGGCTGAGTAAGCAGCGGCTGGAGAGCATGATCACGGAGACGCCGTGCTTGGCGGCCAAGATTGCGCCGGCCAGGGCGCGGGATTCTGGCAACACGATGTTTAGCAAGGAGTTCAGCGGCGGGATCATGCTGCTGACCGGGGCGAATAGCGCGACGGGTTTGCGATCAGCGCCGTGCCGATATTTGTTTTGCGATGAGGTGGATGGCTTCCCTGCTGATGTGGATGGGGAGGGCGATCCGGTGAGTTTGGCGGAGCGGCGAACAACGACGTTCGCGCGGCGGAAGATCTTGCTCACCAGCACGCCGACCGTGAAGGACTTCAGCCGGATCGAGGCGGAATATCAGCGGAGCGATCAGCGGCGGTTCTATGTGCCCTGCCCATCGTGCGGCGCAATGGAGTGGTTGAAGTGGGGCCAGCTGAAATGGGATGACGGCAGGCCGGAGTCTGCGCGGTATCAGTGCGAGCATTGCGGCGAGCGATTTGCTGAGATGCACAAGCCGGCGATGCTGCGTGGTGGTGAGTGGCGGGCTACAGCACCGAGCAATGGGCGAACGGCTGGGTTCCATCTGAGCGGGCTCTACAGCCCGTTGGGATGGTGCAGCTGGGAGCAGCTGGTGGATGACTTCCTGCGTGCCAAGGGCGACGCGCCGGCGTTGAAATCGTTTGTGAATACTCGACTGGCGGAGACGTGGGAAGAGGACTACGCAGCGAAGGTGAGCGCCGATGGATTGATGGCACGGCGGATGGATTACAAGCCCGGTATCTGTCCGGCAGGGGTGGTGCTGCTGACGGCTGGCGTGGACGTTCAGGACAACCGACTAGCGGTAAGCGTGTGGGGATGGGGCGAGGGTGAGACGGGCTGGCTGGTGTGGCACCAGGAGCTGATGGGCGACCCGACGCAGACGGAGGTATGGGAGCAACTGGATCAGGTGATTGCTACTGAATGGGAGACAGAGAGCGGGCGGCACCTGAAGCTGGCGCAGGTGGCGGTGGACTCTGGCGGCCACTGCACGCATGAGGTGTACCGGTACGTGCGTGACCGCGTGAGCCAGGGCGTGGTGGCGATTAAGGGCAGCAGCAGACGCAACAGCCCGGCGGTGGGCAAGGGCTCGAAGGTGGATGTGAACTGGCGCGGCCGTGTGATTAAGCGTGGTGTGACGCTGTATCAGCTGGGAACTGACACGATCAAGACGACGCTGTTCGGCCGGCTACGCCATAACGAGACAAAGGGCGGGCTGAACTTCGGACTGGCTGCCGATGATGAGTACTACCGACAGCTCACGAGTGAGCGGCAGGCATTGCGATACCACCGGGGCTTTCCGATCAGGGAATGGGTGAAGAAAGCAGGTGATCGAAATGAAGCGTTGGATTGTGCGGTGTATGGCTATGCGGCGATGTTGATCTATGGGCGCAGGATGAATAAGGCGACGATGTGGGAACAGTTAAGAGTTCAGTTGGAGGAGGGCAAGAAAGCACCGCTAAGATCAAGGAAGCAACAGCCGGCAGCGGCTGGGCCTGGATTCGTTGCCAACTGGTAGGCCGTGAACATCCCCGCGACAATCAGGGCAGGCGACACGATCAAGTGGCGGGATATTGCAGGCGTTGACAATCTGGGCAATGAGATCAGCAGCGGCACATGGACGCTGACGTATTACCTGCGGACTAACACGGCGAGCGAAGGCGCCACGGTGGTGGGCACTGCCTATGGCACCGGATGGGAGTTCACCATCGGGGCCAGCACGAGCGCCGGGTTCGATGCTGGGCAGTGGTATTGGCAGGCGATTGCAACGGCCGGTAGTGAGAAGGTGACGCTGGGCGCTGGCCAGCTGACTGTTGAGGCTGCGCTGTCCTATGCCGGGACGCCTGGCGCATTTGATGGGCGCTCGCAAGCGCAGATCGATCTTGATGCAGTGCAGGCTGCAATCCGCGCGATTGTTAGCGGTGGCGCTAAGCAGTACACAATCGGCAGCCGGAGCTTCACCAAGCTGGATCTAGGTGAGCTGATGGAGCGCGAAAGTAAGCTGAAGGCTGAGGTGAAGCGCGAGCAGATGGCGGACCTGATCGCCAACGGCTTGGGCAATCCGCACAACCTATTCGTGAGGTTCTGATGGGATTGCGGACGCGGCTATTCAAGGCGATGGGATTCGAGCCGATGCGGCCACGTGCGCGGGCGTATCAAGGCGCGAGGGTTAGCCGGCTCACATCTGACTGGGTGACAAGCGGCACCAGTGCCGACAGCGAAATCAAGAGCAGCTTTAAGGCGCTGCGCAATCGTGCGCGTCAGCTGTGCCGTGATAACGACTATGCGCGGCAGGCGTTGCGGAGCATTCAGAACAACGTGATCGGGCACGGCATCAAGCACCAGTCACAGGTGCGGATGCAGCGTGGCGGCCGGTTGGATGAAGCGATCAATGGCCAGATCCATGAGGCATGGGAGCGGTGGATGCACAAGAGCCGCTGTGACGTGAGCGGCTTGCTGGGCTTCCACGATATGGAACGCCTGCTGTGCCGCAGCTTGGCGGAGAGCGGCGAGGTGTTTGTGCGGATGATCCGCAAACCGTTCGGGGATTCGCGCGTGCCGTTCGCGCTGCAGATCCTCGAGGCGGATTATCTGATTGATGACGATATCCCGCAGGCCGCGGCCGGTAACACGGTGCGGATGGGTATTGAGGTGGATGGCTATCTGCGGCCGCAGGCTTATCACTTCTACGCCAACCATCCGGGCGACACGTATGCGGGCAATCCGCGCACCAATGGGCGGCGTGTGCGCGTGCCTGCTGATGAGGTGATCCATCTCTTCCTGCCGGAGCGGCCGGGGCAAACGCGCGGCGTGACATGGTTCGCCTCGGCGCTGATGCGGCTGCACATGCTGCAGGGCTATGAGGAGGCTGAGGTGGTGCGGGCTCGCGCCAGCAGTGCGCTGATGGGATTCATCCAATCGCCAGAGGGCGAGCTGATTGGTGATGAGGTTTATGAGAACGAGCGCGTCAGCGATTTTCAGCCTGGTGTGTTCAAGTATCTAGCGCCTGGCGAAAGCGTGACGGTGCCGGATCTGAATGCACCGGATGGCCAGCTGGAACCATTCACGCGTTCGATGCTGCGTGCTGTGGCGGCTGGCGTTGGGGTGAGCTTTGAGAGCATCAGCAAGAACTTCTCAGAGAGCAACTACAGCAGCAGCAGGCTGAGCCTGCTGGAGGAGCGCGACACGTACAAAGTGCTGCAGCGGTTCTTCATCGAGAACTTCCATCAGACGGTCTATGAGAACTGGCTCGAGATGGCGGTGCTGAGCGGTGAGCTGAACCTGCCCGCGTATGAGACGAACCCAGACCGCTACCGCGCTAGCCGCTGGATCCCACGCAGCTGGGAATGGGTGGATCCGCAGAAGGAAGTGAACGCCTATAAGGATGCGGTGCGCTGCGGCTTCAAGACGCTGGGCCAAGTGATCAGCGAGCAGGGCGGCGATTTGGATGATGTGCTGGTGGCGCGTCAGGCTGAGCTGGCGATGTTGGATGAGATGGATATCGTGCTCGACACCGATCCCAGCGAGGTGAACGCTGGTGGTGGCTCACAGCCTGCTGTGACGATGGGCGGCCAGCCGGCGTTTGAAGATACGGAGCCGCCGATGGAAGAGGAGGAATACGAAGAGGAGTCAGTTCTCGAGGATCCGCTCGAAGGACCTGAGGACTGATGGCACCGAATGAGCCGGATACAATTAAGGCATTGCAGGATAGACAAATGGAAGAGGCGCGCCCTTATCCAAATGAACATGCAGCGAGATTGACTGATCCCGATCAGTACGACGAACTGCGCCGCGAGACGGGCGCCGGAGGCGAAGGGATTGATTTCATCTATGGCATCAAGGAAGGCGAGAGCGAAATTCAAGCCGTGCGGTTTGATGCACAGCAGTTCACGCCAGATGAAGCGCGCACATGGCTGAGCGAGCACGAGATGGATCCGATCATGTTTGAGGAGGCAACAGGCGAGGAGCGCGTGCTGCGTGCTGAGCCTGATGAGCTTTCTGAGGGTGATTTTGTGCAATGGGATTCGAGCGGCGGCACAGCCCGCGGCCGGATTGAGCATGTGATGCGCGAGGGCACGCTGGGCGTTCCTGGCACTGAGTTCAGCATCGAAGCCAGCGCTGAGGATCCGGCTGCATTGATTCGGATCTATAGCGAAGGCGAGGATGGATGGGAGGCCACCGAGACATTGGTGGGCCATAAGTTCTCGACGCTTCGCAAGATCGCTGAACTGCGTGCAATGCCTGGCATCGGCCGCCATCAGCGCGCTGAGATCACAACCTTCGATGAGGTTGAGGATCGCACTTATGAGTTTCCTTTCAGCTCTGAGTATCCCGTTGCCCGGTATTTCGGCAATGAGATCCTGAGCCATGAATCTGATGCTGCTGATCTCAGCCGCCTGAATGATGGCGCGCCGCTGTTGTTCAACCACAACCCTGATCGTGTGATCGGTGTTGTTGAGCGCGCATACATCGACGGCAAACGTCGCCGCGGTTATGCGCGTGTGCGGTTCAGCCGCAACCCATTCGCTCAGGAAGTCCTGAACGATGTGAAGGATGGCGTTCTCCGGAATGTCTCCTTCGGCTACTCCATTGACAAAATGGAGGAGCGCGGCAGTGGTGATTTTGTTGCTACTGCCTGGTCTCCTTATGAGGTTTCTGTGGTCTCGGTGCCGGCTGACCCCGGCGTCGGGATCGGCAGATCCTTAGAGGCCGAGCAAGCTGCCTCGGCAGCACCTACACCTGATCCCATTCCTGCAATGGAAAACACCACCCCTGATCTGGCAGTGGTGCGGGCCGAAGCCGCTGAGGCTGAGCGCTCCCGCATCGCTGGCATTTCTGCACTGTGCGACAAGCACAACATGGCCGACCTCGGCCGCCAGCTGATCGAGTCTGGTCGTTCTATCGACGAGGCCCGCGCTGCTGTGCTCGACAACCTCGACATTAAACAGGAGCCTGTGAACATGAGCGCCGCTGAAATCGGCCTGACTGAGAAGGAGAGCCGCAGCTTCTCCTTCATGCGTGCCATTAACTATCTGGCCAACCCGACCGACCGCGCCGCTCGCGAGGCTGCTGCGTTCGAGATCGAAGCATCTGAAGCTGCTGCTGCCAAGCTCGGCCGCCAGTCCCGTGGCATCACCATCCCCCAGGATGTGCTGCGCCGTGACCTGACCGTTGGCGTTGCAACCGGCGGCGGCAACCTCGTGGCAACTGAGCTTGATGCTGGCAGCTTCATCGATCTGCTGCGCAACGCCTCGGCTCTGGATCAGGCTGGCGCCACTGTGCTGACCGGCCTTACCGGCAACGTGGCAATCCCCCGTCAGTCCGGCGCTGGCACTGCTTACTGGGTTGCTGAGTCTGGTGCTCCCACCGAGTCGCAGCAGACCGTGGATCAGGTGAGCCTGACTCCTAAGACAGTGGCCGCCTTCACTGACTACAGCCGCCGCCTGATGATCCAGTCCTCCATCGATGTGGAGAACATGGTCCGCACCGACCTGGCTCGTGTGCTGGCACTGAAGATCGATCTGGCTGGCCTGTATGGCACCGGCTCCAACGGTGAGCCCCTCGGCCTGAAGCTCACCACCGGCATCGGCACTGAGGACTTTGCCGCTGATATCCCCACCTTCGCTGAGGTGGTGGCACTTGAGAGCGACGTGGCAACCGGCAACGCACTGCTCGGCAACCCTGTCTATCTGATGAACGCTGCAATGCGCGGCGGTCTGAAGACCAAGGCCAAGGATGCAGGCTCCGGCATGTTCGTGATGGAAGGCTCTGAGGTGAACGGCTATCAAGGCGTTCTCTCGAATCAGGTTGCCTCTGGTGATCTGTGGTTCGGCAACTTCGCTGACCTGATCATCGGCTATTTCTCTGGCCTGGATCTGATGGTGGATCCCTACACCAACAGCACCTCCGGCACCGTGCGCGTGGTGGCTATGCAGGATGTGGACATTGCCGTCCGTCACCCTGAGTCCTTCAGCCGCGGCAACAACACCCTCTGATCATGTTGATCAAGGTCTTACGGCAAACGATGCTGGCGGGCCGGGTCGTCAAAACTGGGGAAGTCCTAGAGGCTTCCCCCTCTGATGCCAAGCTCTTGATCGGTATCGGCAAAGCCGTTGAGGCTGTTGCCTCTGTAGCAGAAGCGGTTGAGGTTATTGCTCAACCTGCACCTAAACCAACCACCCCCCGACGGAGGGCAAAATCATGACCATCCACAACCTCGGATCAAAGACCGATCTGCTCGAGCTGCACAACAACGCTGTTGTGGCATCCACCGGCGCTGGCACCCCTGCCAACGTTGATCTCGTGGATTATGAGGGTGACATTGCCTTCATCATCGATGCAGCTGCTGCCGGCTCTGGCGTCACCCTGACTGCCAAGATTCAGCACAGCAACACCACCACCTCCGGCGATTTCGTGGACGTGACCAACGGCGGCTTCACTGCTGCTGCTGCTAACACCGCATTCCAAGAGAAGATCTACCTGAACAGCAACGATCTCCGTCGTTACGTTCGCGTGCTCTTCACTGTGACCGGCGGCACCGGCACCGGCGCCGTTTCCGTGGTGGCTCTCGGCTCTAAGAAGTACAGCTGATGGCTTTAACCGAGAACCTGGATGCGTTCTTGGCTGATTTCGGCGTCAGCGTTACAGCTGGCGCCGTTTCTGCATTGGGCGTCCTTGATATGCCGATTGAAGTGCTTGCCGGTAATCAAGTGCTCAGCACTGATTACATCTTGACCGCCAAAGCTGCAGATTTCGGAGATCTGGTTTACGGATCAGAGGTGAGCGTGAACGGTGTGCCGTACACGGTGCGCGAAACCAGGCTGATTGATGATGGGCAGTTTTGCCAGATCGGTTTGATGCGCAGTGTGGCCACAGAATTGCAGCAGGCCAGTACGGCGATTGATGCCGGCGATGTGGATGATGTGATTGATGATCTGGGCAATGCGCAGTTAAACCCAGCGCTAGACGGCGGCGCTGCTGCTACTAGCTACCTTGAGGGCAACGTGATCGACGGTGGCGCAGCATGAGCAGCACAGCACGCATTCGGCTGCGGCGTGACACGGCAGCCAACTGGACCACGGCGAATCCTGTCCTGCTAAATGGCGAGGTTGGATTTGAAACTGACACTCGCAAGCTCAAACTCGGCGATGGCACCACGGCGTGGAATGCGCTGCTGTATGTGCAGGGCTACGACAACCCGACATTTACAACGCTTGCCGTAACCGGACTAGCAACGCTGCCCCACATTCATGGCGCGTTAGCTGGCCCGGTCTACATTCACTGCCGTAATGGCAGCGGTGGCACCTTGGCCAAAGGCACGCCGGTTTACATCACCGGCAACGTGGGCGACACCGCAACGGTGATCGTGGC